AAAATCTTAGTGTGCAGCAAAAGCACAGATGATCGGCGCAGCTTGAAGAATGTAGAGCGCGATATTAAACGCTTGTTGTCTTAATTTCTTGTTCATTTCCTTTCTTCAAAAACAATGCTTTCCCTCCTTCTCGCAACCGCCCTGCCCGAACTGCCTCCCGTGCAACAACAAACTCCTTCCAGAGAAGAAGCTCTCCTGGAGCGCATCATGAAAGAAGGGCAAACCGCCACTGAGCGTAAATTTGGTGATTGCCACTACGCATGGGGCTCATGGAAGCTCTCTTCCGATGGCGTGAGGACTACCACTCGCCAATGCAAAGACGAGAGCGCTCAAACGCCTGTGCCAATTGCAGTGAGCTGCCCTTTGCTCAAAGTGAATGTGCTCCAAGATAAGCAATGGCAGGGCTGGCGCAGTCCCGTGGCAAAAGGCGCTAAACCAGGCGAAGCCAATATGGTCGCTGCTCTCTGCGCCAACGTCACCAACTAACTAAAGGCAGAGCTGGGCTAGGCTTCACGAGGCCTAGCCCTCACAGCGTGCTCCATCGCTGGTAACGCCCCACAAAGAAATTGTTGGGAACATTCATCTTATCATGCCTTTTCCCGTTGGAACCCTCGTTGATCTCTACGATTCAGGCTTCCAACAATGGAGAGGCGAATACACCGTCGTGAAAATCACGGAAACTGGCCTGCATAAGATCAAAAACACTAAAACCAATAGCCAGCAGTTCGTAAAGGAAACTGCTCTCCGCATGGGCCGGCTCCGGCCCTTTCGCATTGAGAGCCTTTATGACGGTTTGTAACAAACCTCGATAGGGGCCCCTCTGTGCTGTATTGTTCTTCTCACAGGCGGCGACGCTCCTCGTTCGCCATTCTGACGACTATCTTTCCTGGACCATTATCTCCGCCTAAGCAATGCCCTTCCCATTGTCATTTGTCTCCGAAGATGAATATGGCGTGTCTTATGCAGCGCGCATATTTCATTCCATTGAAGAACTGCACGATGAAATTAGAGCCTTGGAAGAGCTGCTTGATGAAAGCTCCGTCAGCAGGGGCTATATCATCCAAGCAGCTCTAGACCAGCTCAAACAACTTGCCTTTTCCGTCGAAGACGAGCCCCTTTCCACTTACGACCAATGATCACTACCATCCGCACCTACCAAGACAACGGCCCGTATTTCTCCGCTACAAGAGGCAGCTACCAAGCTGCCTCGCTCCAGCAACTCATTTTTCACGTACGACAAGCGATGGAAGACCGTGAGGACACCATTGGCATCTTTGGCCCAGATGGGGCCTGCAGAGGCATCTGGCAGCGTGAGCTAGAAGGGCACGTAGATAGCGCTGGCGATGCCATCGTGGACCACGAGGGCTATGAGCTGCTTCGCCCTTCCACCAAGGAGCAATGGATGTGGAAGCGCCTCCAGGAGCAACTGGCATGATCCTTATTGATTTCTTTGATGCTGACTGCTGCAAAGGCACCGAACTGACAGAAGGCTGGTATTGGTATGACGATGATGATGAAAATGGCGTGGGAGGGCCTTATGAAAGCGAAGAAGCTGCCGTTAAGGCAGCTTTTGATGGGCATGGCTGGTAGTCTTTGACAATGAAAATCCTTATTGCTTGCGAATACTCTGGCACAGTACGCGATGCCTTCATCGCTCGTGGCCACGATGCAATTAGTTGTGACTTGCTGCCTACTGATCGCCCAGGGCCGCACCATCAGGGCGATGTGCGTGACATCCTCCATGATGGCTTTGATTTAATGGTGGCGCATCCACCTTGCACTCACCTAGCAGTCAGTGGAGCCCGATGGTTCAAGGATAAGCTAAATGAACAGGCCGAAGCTCTTGATTTCGTGCGTTTGCTATTGAATGCACCAATTGAACGCATTGCGCTTGAAAATCCAATCAGCATCATCTCCTCACGCATTCGCAAGCCAAGCCAAATTATTCAACCATGGCAATTTGGCCATGGCGAAACAAAGGCCACGTGTTTATGGCTAAAAAACCTTCCACCACTCCAGCCCACAAATATTGTCAATGGAAGGGAAAATAAAATCCATAAAATGCCACCCTCCAAAGATCGCTGGAAGCTGAGAAGTCTTACATATCAAGGCATCGCAGATGCAATGGCAGATCAGTGGGGATGAAGAGCTGGATCCGGCTGGATTCCTATCTGGGGCCCGGCTGGAGGCCTATCTTGGAAAATTAGACCCGGCTAGAGGCGTATCTAGGGTCCGGCTAGAGGCGTATCTAGGGCGGAGCCCCCAGGGGCGATCGGTGAAAATGAAAATCATTCTCAGTAGTACAAGTGTACTATATAAGCAAAACTTATCATTCCGGGCCGACCGATAAGCTGGGCTTATCATATAAGCCCCCCTTATGGGACTCTTGCCCTTCCATAAGCTGGGCTTATCAGTGCCCTCACTAGTACGCTTGTACTTGTGCCAATCCGCAGACCGTCCCCTGATGCTGATACGTACCAGTATCGGCAGCCGCCTGTGATCCGCGGCCGTATCGGCAAGCGATCCTGATCCGCATCCGTAGCGCCGCGCGCCAGTGATCACGATCGTGATCAGCCAGCCACTGCCGTTCTGCGTTAGCAGCGGCCTGCGCCAGTGATCAGCATTCTGATCAGCCAACCCTGCGGTTCCGCATCCGCACGGCCTGCGCGGCGTAATCCGCAGCGCAGGCCCTGGCTGTTGTCGTTCCATATCCGCAGCAGTGGACGGCGTGCCGATTGGCCTAGTTGACAAAGCGGCAGGCGATGCCATACGTGCGCGCGCGATCGTTCTATGGGAACCAGCAAAGCGGCATTGATCAGCGCAGCTTGTCATTTCAGGCGATTCCAGGCACTGATAAGCGTATCGGCTAATCAATGGCCTTTTCAGCCTTGTCCCATCCGCATGGCTTATCTCAGTGCCTTTTGCCGGTTAAGAGGCACTGATCGCTGATAGGCTTTGCCCGAACCTTGAAAACCTGACCTGTTCAACCGTGCCGGAGGCCTCTCCCGCGCGATGGCCGCGCTATGCGCGGCGCTACTAGTCAAGGCGCGATGCCGGAGGGTCATTCCTCCCTAGTGGTCTGGCGGAGCGATCCGCCTTTTGTTCTCTCGCTTTTGTTCCTATGCGTTCTCTCCTCCTCACTGGCGCTCTCGCTCTTACTGGCGGAGCTCTCGGTTTTTGTGCCTCCTCCTATGGCGAGCGCATCGCGTTCTCCTCCTCTGCCAAGGCCGCCGCTCCTTTTGCCGCTCCTTTTGTTCTCCTCGCAGGAGGATCCGCAGCAGCGCTCTCGCTCGCTATGGCTGCTGCCACTGAGCGGCTCTGAGCGCTCCTCTGTTCTCTGTTCTCTTACCGTCTCTCGCTATGGCTTCTTTCAGCTCCGCCGCTCAGCTCCTTTCCTCCTCTTTTGTTTCCAAGGAGAGAGACAATGGAGAGCGGTTCTACTGCCTCTCAGATTCCGCGCCGGACTGGTGTTCTACTGCCGTGATGCTGGCTCACGACAATGAGCTCCCCAATGATTCCCGTTATGCGCTCATCCGGGACGCTGCCATTGCTCTCTCTGATCAGCAGTGTGATTCCGCAGAGGAAGCGCAGGAGGCTCTCTGGGAGCTCGCTTGTGATTTGCTGCCGAGCTCTACTGCTGCTCTCCTGCAGTGGTTCGCTGATCGCCCGTCTCGTCTCTCGGATTGCGACGACGCTATCGAGGAGCTCGGCTCCTCTGGCTCCTTTGGCTCTGCCTCTGATCTTTTAGAGCTCGGACACAGGAGAGCCTCAGAGGCTGTTCTCTCTGTTCTCATTGCAGAGATCGAGGAGAACCGCGAGAGCATGTTCAATCCGGAGGAGGATTGCCGCCTCCTCCTCTCAGACTCCCATGGGATATATATCCCGCAGCTCTACTGCCAGAGCCTCTCAGAGGAGGAGGCAGAGGAGAGCGGCATCTCCTGGAAGGATGTCCTCCTCTGCCAACAAGGTCCTGAAGAGGAGCTCTACTGGGAGGCATGGCAACAGATCTGCGATGCCGCGGAATGGGAGGAGGATGGAGAG